ATCTTCTTTTTCCATTTGATCTTCAAAGGGAACATAACGCAAAAACCAGGATTCAAATTCTTTTGAATTTCGTTGATTTTTCAATTCTTTATATTTTTGTGCTTTTTCTTCTCTCATTTCTTCAAGAGAATGTTGTTGTCCATAACAATTGATACTAAATCGTCTTAATAAACCTTTTTGTTCTAGACGATTTTTTTGTTGAACATCAAATAAATATTGAGCCATACATAAAATACGATTTTCGTCGTAATAATCACGATCACTAAAGAAAAAGGCAAAATAAAAACTTAACATAGTATCAATAGTGGCAACTCTTATGCTTTTATTACCTTTTTTAATAACATTATAACTATGACAGGCTAAAGGTTTATAAATAAAGGCTACAGTTTCTTCAATTTTACCAATTTTTACTTTAACCTCAAAATGAGGAGCAATTAATTCACCTATACCAGGATGTTTGATAATTTTAACACCTTGAAAATTAAAATCCTGTAATCTCTCTTTTAAAATAACAGCAGATTGTTCAGGTTCTTCAGATAATACATCAAAATCAGGTGATTTTTGAAAAAGTTTTCTAAGTTTACTAGGCATATAAGAAGAATAAAGGAAACTAGCATAACCACCGAAAAAGACAAGACCTTGATCAATGAACGCGTCTCTAACAGCATAATATAATTGAGATTCGGTATCAGTATCGATTCGTTTTTCAAATTGTCTTTGGAAAAGTTTTGGGTCACAATGTTTACCTTTAAGAGGATAATTTTTATTTAATAAAATAAGTCTTTTTAAAACTTTTTCCCATCTAGAGATGTCTCCAGCTGGGCGTGACAGTTCTAAATACATATTCATTCTTAAAAAGTTAGGCGGACAATAAAGAATGCCATAAACTTTAATACCTTCATTTTGAACTCTTTTGAAAAGAGGTTTTTCTAAATAAGTAATATCAGCAACAGGTAAAAAATTGACATAGACTTTATAAGTGCCATGATGAACGCCCGATTTGGCTTCTACTTCAGTGAAACCTTCTTTGTAATAAATATCTGCTAATTCTTTAGCATCCTCTAAAGCAGTTGGACTATAAAAATCATAATCAGGAATTTCAATATTTTTATCATAAAATTGGTCTTCTAATGGAAGTATATTATTAATAGCTGTGCCTCCATAACAAACAAGTTTTTTTTTCTTTAAGAAATCTTCTAATATAGAGATAATTCTTTTGACATCAGGGTTACTGGTAACTTGTTTTCCTTTTCTTTTTTCAGCTATATCAACCGCATCTCTTAAAATAGCTATTTCTTTTTCTTCTAATGTTAATTTAGGTTTACAAGTAGTCATTTATATAATAATATTAGAAAAATTATATAAATTAAATTAAACGCTAAAAGAATAGTAATCAGTGGAAACTGTTCGAGTTGTATAAGAATTTTCAGGGGCTTGAGGTGTAGGAGTGGGAACAGTTAAAGGAACAAATCTAAGGGGTTCAGGTTTTAATACAAAAGCACTTCCAGTTTTGTCAAAAAATAAATCATAATATTCCATATTGGCATCAAAATTTTGGAAATTCATTCCAATCCATTGACAACCATATTTCATTGCTGTAGCAGCAGAAATATTGGTATCATAAGGACCTAAATCAGGAATACATAAAGTCATTTGTTTTTTATTATATTCAATAAGTTCACCAGAGTCAGGAGTATATTTAACATCATAAAATCTAGATGCTCTTAAGAAAACAGAATTAGAAGCAATATTAACATATTCTTTTAATTTGGTGGATTCAAAAAGAGGATTAGATTTATCAATAGAAATAATAATTTTACCGACAAATTCCTTTAATGGGACTGCTCCTAAATTATGTCCCGAATATTCACTACTATATATTTTATCTAACAATTTATCTTCTATATTATTGTAAATATCATCGGCCATTTGGTTATACATTTTTTCATTATTACTTTGAATTCTAAAGTGTAAAATTAAAGGGTCATTAGGATTAGGACATGAACCACCACTAAAAGCGTTAGTATTAATGATTTGTAAAGCATCAGGAAGAGAGACATAATTATATGTTTCTTTCACATGGAAATTATTAATAGAAGATGTAGCAATGACAGGTTTATCATTAATAGAATAAATTTCAAAATCTAAAACTCTAGCGCCTTGTTGAATACAAGTTTTGAGAGCACAAGTATTAACAAAATCATTTTTAAATTGTCCAGCGGAACAAGCGTTATAGGAGGATTTTACATAATAATCACGAAGTAAGTATTGGTAAGCAGCATCATTAGGATTAAAAGAGGAAATAGTAGGAAAGGAAGAATATATTTTCTTTAAATTATTACAGTTAGCATTATTTAATTGCATTTTATTGTAAATATAAGCACTAATTCCGAGAACCAATATAACTATAATAAAATAGGCTCCATATTTAATAGCAATTGCTTTATTTTTTTCAATATTAACTTTGGAAAACATTTGTTTCAAATGATCAAATTTTTTATCCATTATCTTATAATATTATATGAAAAAATAATTAATAAAAGATTGCGATTTAAATTAATAAAAGATTGCGGTGTTTGATTCCACTAAACTAAGTATAGAATCTGTAAAATAATATCATTTGTAAAGCAATATAACATTTAAGACAAATTAATTGATTTTCTCGTAACATTTATGTAGTATATGAGATTGTATTACTTAAAAATATGTTTATATAAAATTTATAAATAATAATTGTTTATAAACAGTTAAAAGGTAAATAATATTGTATTCTAAATATATAATATGCCAGGTGGATTATTAAATATTGTTGCTTTTGGAAATCAAAATGTATATTTAAATGGCAATCCTTCAAAAACTTTTTTCAAAACAACTTATAAAAAATATACGAATTTTGGTTTACAAAAATTTAGAATTGATTTTGATGGCTTACGAAATTTAAGAATGAGTGAATCATCAAAATTTACTTTTAGGGTAAAGAGATATGCAGAATTATTGATGGATACATATTTAGTCGTTCAATTGCCTACAATATGGAGTCCTATTTATCCTCCATTTGATTGTAGTGGAAGCTGGGTGCCTTATGAATTTAAATGGATAGAAAATTTGGGGTCGCAAATGATACAAGAAGTAGAAATTAATGTTGGAGGTAGCACATTAAATAGATTTTCTGGTGAATATTTATTGTCTTTGGTTCAAAGAGATTTTAATAATTCCAAAAAGGATTTATATGATAATATGACAGGAAATACTCCAGAATTAAATGATCCTGGTAATGCGAATGGAAATGTAAATGCTTATCCTAATGCTTATTACACTACCAATCCTGTTGGCCCTGAACCGTCCATAAGAGCAAGGAAAATATATATACCTTTAAATTTTTGGTTTACATTAGCGTCTAAAATGGCATTTCCTTTAGTAGCATTACAATATAATGAATTAGAAATTAATATAACTTTAAGACCAGTCCAAGAACTAATTCAAATTAGAGATGTAACTGATTCGGAAAATAATTATCCTTATATACAACCGAATTTTAATATTGCTACTCAACAATTTTATAGATTTTTACAACCTCCTCCTGATATTTCTTTAAATTATACCGACCAAAGAACGACATGGAACTCAGATATTCATTTAATTAGCACTTATGCTTTTTTAAGTGAAGAAGAATCAAAAGTATTTGCAGCTAGAGAACAAAAATATTTATTCAAATCTATTTATGAATGGAAATATTTTAATGTAACTGGCAATCAAAGAGTTAAATTAGATAGCACTTTAGGTATGGTTTCCTCTTGGATGTTTTATTTTAGAAGAAGTGATATAAATTTAAGAAATGAATGGAGTAATTATACAAATTGGGCATATAATAATATGATTCCTCAACCTGTTACATTAGCAGATGTTTCTGGAAGTTGGAATGTATGTGGATTGACAAATATAGGACCTAATTTCGATTGTCAAACAGGGTATCATAATGGTATATTTATAACAGGAGATTATAATGTGGAGAATCAAAAATTAATTCTACTTAACTTGGGTATATTATTAGACGGAAAATATAGAGAAAATACTATGGACTCAGGTATTTATAATTATGTAGAAAAATATGTAAGAACATCTGGAAATGCTCCTGATGGATTATATTGTTATAATTTTGCTTTACATACTGATCCATTTGACTTTCAACCATCTGGAGCAATGAATTTAAGTAGATTTAATGATATTCAATTTGAATTTTCTACTTATGTTCCTCCTTTAGATCCATCAGCTAGTTTTTATACTATTTGTGATCCATCTGGAACTATTGTAGGTGTAAATAAACCGACTTGGAGAATTTATAATTATAATTATGATTTAACTATTCATGAAGAAAGATATAATATTATAACTTTTGTTGGTGGAAATGCTGGATTAATGTATGCTAGATAAGTTATTTAGTTTTATAATGAAATGTAAATAAATTAAAGATTATAATTTAATTTATTTATGTCAAAAAAATTGATTATTAATAAAGCTAATAATATAAATCAAATTAAAATGAACGAAGTAAATTGTAAGTTTGATGGCGAAAATATTAAATTATTTCAAGGCGATTGTATAGATGCTTTGAAAGAAGTTCCGGATAAATCTATTCAATTGATTTGTATTGATCCTCCATATAATATTGGAAAGGATACATGGGATAACATTGATAATTATATAGAATGGTTGTTATCTATAATCAAAATGTTAGAAACTAAATTAAAAGATAATGGTAGTTTCTTTATGTTTCATAATGAAATGGAAACGATTAGTGAATTAATGGTAACAATCAAAAAAAATACAAAGTTTATATTTCGACAAATGATTGTTTGGAATAAACGCTTTAACGAATCCAAAAAAAAAGGGTTTATGGATGGTTATGTGGTGAAAAATGATATGCATAATTGGAATAAAATGGCAGAATATATTTTGTTTTACACATTTGATAATACCTATAAACTTAAAGAAGCAAGAACATTACATAAGGTATCACAAATGACTATATCTAAAGAAATTGTTAGTAAAACAGGTGGTTTAACTGGTTGGTATAGTAATTTAGAAACAGGTAAAAATATGCCGACTAGAGAGACAATTAAACCTATTGAAAAACATATTAAATTAACATATGAAGACATTGTTCCAAAATTCAATAATATGAAAACTGATCATAGTGTTTGGAATTATGATATGGCAAAAAGATGTCCTGTTCATATTACTCCAAAACCAATTGATTTATTAATAAATATTATAAATCATACTACTGATCAAGGAGATTTGGTATTAGATTGTTTTGCTGGTTCAGGTTCAATGGGATTTGCTTGTTTACAAAGTAAGAGAAAATGTATTTTAATAGAAAAAGAAGAAAAATATTGTGATTATATTGAAGAAGAATTAAAAAAAACGGTTTAATTTAATTAATTTACAATATCCTATCTAATAAATACTAACTATTGCCTTTAGTTCATCAATCCACTCATTTTCGGTAAATTTTTTTTCTCCTATAATCAGGTTACCTCTTCTTGTCATAGGTAATAGATTACATCCTCTAATTGTTATGTAATCATCACTTCTCGGAATATTGTGTCCCATCTGTAAGTCTGTATCTCGTATATCGACTCTCACATCTCTTCCCAAATCAGCTACATCTTCTAAAGCTAGCTTATGTCTAGTGATACAACAGATAGTATTTTCGCTTTCATCAAAGATTACACGATTAAATGAACTATAGTAATTTTTAAGGAAAATCTTATGATTTTCAAAATAAGTCTGCCATTGTTCACTCTGAGCATCATCATGTAGCTCTTCTTTAACTCCAGGAACACCTAGCAGAATAACAATCCAATCAAAGGCAGCTTGAGCTAACAATAGAGGAGAGGTAGCATCTTTTAAGGGAATGGCGCACTTCTTCTTCACAGATTTGTCACGAATTTTTTTCGCTTCAACACTACTTAATACATTGGCATGTAATCTACTTGCTCTATTAGGATGAACATAATCGTCATTTCCGGGTGTAGAATATATAGCCAAATCTAGACTAGAAAGAAGTTTTTTTGCTTGTTCAGTTTTTTTAAAAATTTGTGTAAATTTATGTTTACATTTACCATTGTGCCCTTTTGGCAAAATACATAAATGTTTTTGATTGTCTCTATTGGGTAATTTTATACTTTCGGAAAGGAAGTGGTTACAACTTTCTGCTTTATCATTATCAGGACCATAATTAGTAACTTGTAGACACATAAAATTCTCATAATGTTCTTGTATCTCTGGTGAAATAGGAGACATAGAATCAACCCATTTCTGGTAATCGCGGCAAGACATTTTTAAAAATCTTCTAAGCAGTTTTTAATTTAGAGTATCTTTGTTTATGAAAAAATACTTCAATTTTAATTAAAGGAATTGGTTTAAAGAAAAATAATGGATTATTTAGTATTAATTAATTGTTACTTAATACTAAAAGGATTTATCTTAACATAGAAGTTCCAATTGATTTAATTCCTGATTTTCTCTCATGATTATGGGTATTTTTCATTTCTCTAGAACGAGTATGAGATGTTGCTTGTTCTGGAGTGCTAGTATTAGTAAGAGGGCAATTTAAACCTTTGAAAGGGTTAGCAGTCCAAGCAGTATTAGCAGACCAAACACCACACTCTGTAAACATACCAGTAGCAGTTTTTCTACAAGGATAATTAACCGTAAAATTATAATTATTTGGATGTTGAAATTCAGTTGTTGGAAGTGGGTAATTTTCTTTTTCAGAATCTGGAAAATCACCAAAGTATTCATCATACTCTTTTTTTGGTTCAGGATTATCTGGTTGTAAATTATTAATTACTTTTTCTGAATATCCGTTACTAACAGTTACCATTTGAGATGTGGCTGTATCGCCTGTGTCCATAGTGCCAATTGGATGGGAACCAGGTTCTTGTAATATTTTATTGACTTGCATAGGAGTAAAATGTTCTTTTTTGGAAAATGGAAACCACATACCCCTTTGGAATTCAAATTGTTTATAACAAAAATATAGAAATACTAAAATAGCAAATACATAAAATAAATAATCATTCATATATATTTTATATCTATATTTTTGTTTAAACAAAAAAAGAATTGACCTGTTGGGAAACTTTTAAAAATGTAGTGCATTTTGCCATTTGTTTAATATTTGGAGCATTAATATAAGCACATGTGCTTCTTAAGCCCCCTAAATAATCTAATACCGTGTCATTTAAATCTCCTTTATATGGTATTTTTAAAACTCGTCCTTCTGAGGCTCTATATTTTTCCATTTTACCATAATGTTTTTGTTGAGCTTTATCAGAACTCATACCATAAAACATTTTTAATTTTTTTCCGTTTTCTTCTATTACCTCTCCTGGATTTTGTTCGTGTCCCGCAAATTGCCCACCTACCATTACAAAATCAGCTCCACCTCCAAAAGCTTTTGCCATATCTCCAGGACAAGTTATTCCTCCATCAGAAATGATTTGACCGCCTACTCCGTGTGCAGCATCAGCGCATTCTAATACTGCTGATAGTTGAGGCATACCTACACCAGTTTTTAATCTAGTTGTGCACGCAGAACCAGGTCCTATTCCTACTTTTACTACATCAACACCACCGCTTAGAATTAATTCTTCAACCATTTCTCTAGTTACAACATTACCAGCAACAATAATTTTATCGGGAAATTCTTTTCTAACTTTTTGACAAAATTCGACTAATTTGGAAATATATCCATTGGCAATATCAATACAAATCCATTTAACTAGCACTTTATTTAAAATACTTTTTAATTTTTCAAAGTCATCATCAGAAATTCCTGTAGAGACCATAAAATAATTAGGATCTAATTTCTCTTCATTTAAATGGAAATTCACATAATCCTCTTTTGTATAGAATTTATGAAGTGCTGTAATAATCTTATGTTTTGATAATGTCTTATAGACTTCAAATGTTCCTGTTGTATCCATATTAGCAGATATAATCGGAATACCATTCCATAATTGATTTGTATGTTTAAATTTGAAATTTCTTTCTAATGATACTTCAGAACGACTATTGATTGTAGATCGTTTAGGTCTAATAAGCACATGATTAAAATCTAATTTTTCACCAGATTCAATCTTATTCATTATAAATATATAATTTTAATGTCTTTATATATTTACTTAAAAAGGTTTTATTTTTTAGATTTAGTTTTTCTTTTTTTATTTTTCTTTCTTCTGTTTGTCTTTTTTCTATTTGTTTTTCTTTTTTTAGTTTTCTTTCTACCACCTACTCTAGTTACTCCTACTGGTTGTCTTGTTGCTTGTCTTTTTGTAGCTCTATTTAAATAATGAGCCCTAGTAAAGGTCAAATTAAATGCGTCTTCACAAGTAGCAGGATTATCATCTTTATCCATAATTTGGAAATAATGTTTTTGGAAAAAATCAAATTTACTTTTATTTCCTTGGGAATCAGTTAAGTTATCACAAAATAAATTTTGAAGTGATACTTGGTTGTCTTTAACAAAATTTCCATATGAATCTGGTTCTGAAAAATATGTATAAAATATATTCCAATCTAGAAATACATAAAAATGTGCTGCCATCACTATTACACTTAAAATGGAAATTAAATCTTTTAAATCTGATTTACTGGTTATATAGGAATAATCTTGGCACCAATCACCATCCCAATCAATAAGTTTTACAACAATATTATTTGGATCCGAATAATTTATCATACAATTAGCAGGTTTAATATCAAAACAAATTAAACCAAGGTTATTTGTGGTAGCGTAAAGTAAATCCACAAGCTGTCTAGCAATTTTATAATCAGTTATAGATAATTCACCACTAGACTTAGAATCTTTACCTGGACCAGTTTCATAATAATCACTTAAATCTGATTCCATTTTTTCACAAATAATATAGTTATAAAAATGTCCATTATTTTCTAAATATCCATAATTATACAACTTAGGGGTGTATCCTAACGAATTAGCTCTTTCCCAATTACTTTTACTTTGTATTGCTTCATTAAGGTTATTTATTTTTTCGTTTTTATTATTTCCTAATACTGTAATATGGTTGAATGGTTCTTTTTGAAAAGAAGCATATTTAGATAGTCTAACAACAATAGTCAAATCGCCAGATTGGTAAATATAAATATCGTTATTTCCTCCCTTTGTTATGCGTCTTATAAGTTTAATATTTTTTCTTAATTCAGTGGGAAATGATTCTCTAACAATTTCGTCCATATCACTCTGAATAGATGGAATTAATTTCTGTAATTCGGCACCTGAATTGAGCATACCAGGAATATTTTCATAAGTTATATCTTTAAAATCAAATTCAGTATCAAATCGACTCATAATATAATATATATATAGGTAAAAATTATATTATTATTTTTTCTTTTTAGATTTAGATTTAGATGTGCGCTTTTTTGAACGAGTTTTTGAAACCAATTTAGATTGATAAGTAGATTTACAATGATGATACAGATTTTGATCTAAAATATGTTTTTGCGTTTCAGGAGTAATGAATTTTTGTAAATTTTTTATTGAAGAATAATAAACATCTAATTCTTCCCTTACTCTATTTCCTGCCATAGATTTATATGATTCAGGAACTAAATGTTTAGGTAAGAATAAAATATTTTGCATAATGAGGTTTTTAATTCCTTCAAATTTATTAGGATTTTTATTAAATTGTATAAAGTCCTCAATATCTTGTTTTGAAATGTTATTTTTATTAAAATATTTTAATAATGGTTTTGGAAAACTTCCATTACCTTGTTTTAATAATTCAATTAAATCAAATTGTTTAAAAACATAATTTTCAGCATTATTAGAACCAATAATTTCACTAGAGTAAATATCATAAACAATAAATTTTATCGTAAATAATAATTGTAATGAGTTTTGCCATTCACCTTTAACTCTTTGAATAATATTTTCAATACTATGACATAAGTAAAGTGATTTTTGTTGAGCCTTAGAAAAATGGTTATTAATAGTATTTAAAGAAGTAGAAGGGGCTTTATTTTTTTTACCCCATTTAATTTCCCAATCATCTACTTTGAATGAAATATTGGATGGAACTTTATAATTTGAATGTATATATTTTACTAAATTGTCCAACATAATTAATCTATCTTCTTCAGAAACACAACGCACCCAAGGTTTATTATAGTATTTATTAGTAGGAAGGAAATGATATTGAATTTTATTTTTAGGATGTTTAGATAGGACAAAAGAAGCGATATTAAATGCTAATTGTCCTGTAGCTTTTGTTGGAGGAGAAAAAACACCTCCATCAATGATATTAATAGTTGAAACCATAGACTTATATTATATAGATAAATTTTTATAATTATATTTTGAATATATATATAAATGAGCTCAACAGAAGATGGTGAAAATACAGAAAATACAGAAAATACAGAAAATACAGAAAATACAGGAGCTAAAGGGAATAATGTTGGAGCCTTTATTAAAGACATATTAATTGCTTTAATACATGTATTAATATTAGGTTTTTTAGGAGCTAATTATGTTTATTTAACTAGGATAGATTTAGACATGTTTTTTCCAACTGATGTTGACCAAAGGCCTTATACAAATGAAAATAAAGTAGGAAATAAGTTACCTCCATTATGTTCTGGAAATAAAGCTGAGACAGAATCAATGAAAGGTGGTAAGAGATATAAACAAAAAGGTGGAGCAAAAGGATCAGGATGTGGAGATTTTATAAACATATGTCAAAGTAAATTATTTGATAATAAATATTTCGAAGGAATGTTTGACTATGGTTTTCCCTATACAATGGAAAGTAAAGAGGAAACTTTTGGAGGAATAGTGACATCTTGGTTTGCTAATAAAGTAAAATATTCATATGTATGGTTAAGAATAGTAATAAAAACAATAATCTCTTTTTCATCATCTTTTTGTGCAATGGTTCCAGAAAAAGCCAAAGATATTGTTCCATTTATATTTGGTCCATTTGCTATTTTTATGATATTAGTTATATCGTCAATGTGGTATATACCAAGTTTAGTAAGCGTGTTTTGGAATGAAAATTCAGATTGGGGAATGGTAATATCCGTAATAGGATTGTTCTTTGGTTGGACTTGGATGGTGCCTTTATTTACTAGTTTTGTTCAAATGTTTGGTTTAATGTTCAAATTATTGTTATTACCAATAATGATGAACTTTTCAGAATTAGTAAAAATAATGGGTAATCAATGGAATACTTTTTATATGAAATTAATATTTTTTATTTTATGTATTATTTCAGCTTTTAAAAATTTGAATCTTTATGTAGCTATAGCAATGACAATAATTTTTCTTATTAATATGATTCCCCCAAAGGGCAGTAAAAGTGAAACCGCTATCGTGAATGTAGAATGAATAAACTAGATTAAAAAAATAATAAAAGTAAATATAATATAAATACTAATTTTTATTATATTTAAAAATGGGTAAAAAGAATAATAATAAAAAAAATAAGAAACCGGTGAATAAGAATATATCTACTTCTAATAATGAAAATAGGGAGGAGAAATATCCTTTTGTTAGTGTTTGTACCCCTACATTTAATAGAAGACCTTTTATTGAAGGAATGATTAAATGTTTTAATCATCAAATTTACC